TGTAATCCATACCAATGACCTGAAGAAGTGTTATTTGTTCGTTGAGTCATTTCTATATCGTTATAATCACCAGTGACATTCACATGAACAAAGGTGTCACCATATTCATCATTGTCTATAGAAAAACTTCCGTCTCCATTAATGATATATCCTTGAGCAAGTTTTAGATCGTTTCCTATTCCCCATACTCTGCGAATCTCTATAATGTTTTTGTCGGTAGAACTACCATAGTTTTTATTTTGTGCAATCGCTATTGTATTGTCTGCACCATCTATTCCTTCTGTTGATGACCATTGTTTAATGATATTGCTATAACCTGTTTGTGTTATATTTAGATCAAAATTATCACCTTCTTGTAATATTGTGATTTCATTATCGTCTGCTAAAACATATACTGGTAATAAGAATAGAGCTGTTAAAAAGACTCCAAATAAAAATGATCTTAGCATGTCTAGGTGGGTCCAATGATATGGACCTAGAGATTGTTTAAGCATTTCCCATGCTAGTTTTTCGTGTTCGCTCTTCATTAATTCGTTTGATTGATATAGATTTCTATACCATCACCTCCATTAAATGTAATTTTATCTTCGTATCCTTCTACTCTGGTATTTATATATCCACTACCACCAGAAGCAATCATTACACTAATGACTCCATTCACATTTCTGTAAAATACTAAATCTCCATCTTCTTCAAATATATTATACTGACTGTCTTTATTAAAACCAAATTCAGCATTCTTTAATTGCCATCCACCTTGACCGGCTGATTCCTGTGCATCTCCTAAATCTTCCGTAGTTCTTAACAGTTCTTCAACTACATCTAGTAAGTCTGGTAAGAAATCACCAGCAAGATAGTCTACGTCTATTCGACCAACCTTTTCATCATCTTCAAAGTAATCATCAATTCCTTTATCCAATTCATCATAAGCTAAAAAGTCTACGTCAAGTATTCCTTGGTCCATATTATTTTCATTTTCAGATTGTTCTTCTATTGCTTCTCTAACTTCTGTCGGTGGATTCACTATAAACATATTATCAATTAAATTTGGAGTAATTCCCTGTATTGTCACGGGCTGTGTTGGAGGTGTATCGAGTGAAGATACCATAACTGCCTGATAAGCTTCATTCAGTATTGTTTCTCCACTTAAATTAGAAACAATTATTTCTCCAGAAGGATCTCCGTTTGAATCTGGTAAAAGTATTACAAGAGATCTTCCCAATTCATCTATTGTTGTGGTAAAATCTGTTCCTCTTATACCGATTGTTGCTGTAGGAGTTTGTATGTCAATGTTGGCTTTATTTACTAATCCCATAGAACCAGAAGCAAATCTTGCTGTTCCCATTACCATACGCATTGACATTTTTGAAAGATTTGGATTCGGATCATAATATATTTCGTCAATGTATACTTGACTATGCTCTCTCAAAGATAAATTTGCTTTATCTAAAAATTCAATAAGGAGTCTACCGTTTGCAGTTTCGGCAGTATCGTATAATTCTATTCCAGGAAGATAGTTATCAGATATTTGTATATCCGACTTTTCTCGGACAAGTTTACTTTGACCTGATTGCTCTATTATTGTACCAATGGGGTCAGCATAACTAACCCCACTGATGAACAATAAATTAAGAATCGTTAGATGAATCTTTTTGTGTAATTTGAATAATTGCATTGTCACTCGTAATATCTAATGTAATAAGAGCATTAGGAGATGCACACCCGGTGGCACCGGCCACACATGTGCCAGATATCTGATTAATATCAATATCTGCACTATCTCCTGTTAGTTCAACTGTCATTTCATTAGCACCGTCGTTTTGTAAGGTGTTAATATTATTTGAGCTTCCTGTAATATCCCAATTCCAAACTAAATCATCTGATTCCCAGTCAACGTCAAAGACATTAGAACTACCTATAACAATTAGGTCAGCATCTAACCTTTCTGCACTATAAACATATCCCTGATCTAAGTCAAAGGTGTTTAAATCACCTGTGATAGAAAAGTTAATGTTCGAGCTGTCTGCACTACCAATATAACCAATGTTCCAATCTATTTCATTTGAATCCCCGGTTAAGTCTAGCTTATAATATGAGCTATCTGCAACAACAGGACCAAACAAAAGGTTTTGGTTACCATTAAAATCTAAATCAAATTCAAGTGTAGTACCTGTAATTGACATTGATGAAAGTGATCCGGAAGAACCATCATCACCTCCAAGCTTGTTACCAAATCCTACTTGGTCAATGTACAATCTCAAAGTATCACCAGATTGAGTGATCTTAATTTCGTTGTCATCAGTGGCTTGTGCGAAAACTAGCCCAGTCGACATGAGCAAAAATAAACTAATTAGTTTCTTCATTTTCGTTATAACCCTCTATTTGCCAGAAGCCTCTATCGTGCCCCTGAATTATTAATTCCAATACGGCCGCCTCAATGGCAGTTCGTACGGCGTAAGTCACTGATTCATTATTTCCCACACCATCTTCGTATTCGATTAATTGAGTTCCTTGTTCGATAAATCTAAAAATATCTCCACCGCCTCCGTAACTCAATATCGTTTTACGAGTCTGTACATTAAGTAAAACCTCTCCAGTAAGAACAGAAACTGCTCTCATGGATACAGTCACAACATCTTGACGATATTGTTTTGCATATCCAATACCTAGTGTTCGTGCGCCTCGTCCACCAGTTTGAATATTCGTATCATATCCAATTACTCCACCCTCTATAATCATACCTGCGAATAATAGAGGATTAAGTTCTTGGAAAGAATCTTCTCCATTCTGTTGTGCAAAATCTTGTCTTGCACTACGAATAATTTGTCTTTCTCTTACTAAATTGTCTAGTCCATTTTTTTTACTACACGGAACCAAGATCCGTTACCAGCAGTTTTAAGAGCGTCGATAACCAATTCTGGTCCACCCTGTGTTACTGCTGTAGAGAAATCTGCAATACCATCTCTTGCTTTTCTCTGGCCAGTTTTATCTAAAAACTGATACACTGCAACTATTGGTCTTTCCTCAGCCGGAGGTAATTCTAATAATTCAATATATGATGGTAATTTAACAACTTCTGGTTGTTCTACACAGATATACTTTCTTTTAATCTGCATTACACCTGTTACTAAATCTACGAATTCTGGAGCAGAGCAATCTCTTGGACCATCACTCCATTGAGGCATAGAAGCACAACCTGTAAGAATTGCTAAACTAGCTATCAGGATCTTGCGCATAGTTTCCTGTTCCTACTGGTATTTCTATTTCAGTTGTAGTTCCATCTTCTGAAACTACAGTTAATTTAATCCATTCAGAACCATCTTCTGCTACTATAACTTCCCATGTAACTGTATTGCCTTCTAATACAAAAGAACCGAATGATGCAGCATTATCATTGCTGAACATTGATTCTACTAACTGTTTTGCAAATTGAGCATATATTCTACTCTCTAAGTTTCGAATAAACTTTGCTAAAACAGTATTATCTGCTTCTCTCTCTGCAGCCTTCCTTGCTGCTTCAAGAGATTCTTCTATTGCTTTCTTTCGGGAATGCTCTTGGTTCTCAATGGTTAAATAATGAGCACCAGTTCCTACTCCACTAAAAGATGGATTTTTGAATTGATGTACAATATCTGCTGCATATACTGTAGGAACAGTTCCTATAGTAGTAACAACAAATAAAGTAATTAGAACTAATAATTCTAATCTTTCTTTTATTTTATTTTTCATTATGTTTCTTTTTCTCGTTTTCTTTATACTCTAATACCACATTCACTTTTTGTTGTAATCTTATCATATCTTGATCTAACATACGAGTTTGATCTATCACACGAATTAATGCTATATGCATCTTTTCAATTTCAGGTTCTATATGATCTCCTATAAACTTCCAAACAAAGAATATAAAGTATCCTAAACCAACCATCATTACGATTGGAAAACCGTAATCGTTGATTAATTGTGCTACACCTTCCATTAATCCCTCCTGACATCAACCTTTCCGTCCTCTACAAAATTCTCTGCTCGAGCAATTCTATCCGTATCAGGTCTAAGTTCTAATGCACTAGAAACAAGTAAATCAATTTTGATTATTTCATTACTCATCATCCTAGCTCTATTTTCCAGTGATTTACAGAAACCCGTTAGGGTTCTAATCTGATCAACTATCCCCTCAAGGATTTGCTTAATCACTAGGAATATGAAGAATCCCATAACTATAGATCCAGCTATAGGAGCACCAACTTCAGCGATGAGGGAAAATACTTCGTTCATGTTGGTATTTATATAAATTAAACCCACAAAAAAGACATCAGAGTGAAATACCCTGATGTCTCAAATTTTGATTTTTTAATTTATTTTAGTTATTAAAACCGACTTTTACAACTTTAAATTGAGCTCCACCTTCAAGCTCATCAGCACCATTTTTCTTGATGTAGATAATCTCGTTTGCTTGAAGAGTTACGTTTCCAACTACTCCAGTTGTGTTTCTGTGTACCAGGGGAGCTGCAACTCCTGTGTTGTGTACTCTTACAAGAGTAGCATAATTAACATTACTTGCTGCTGTTAAGTCACCTTCATTACCTAATAATTGAATTACTTGCATTTTGTTTTTTCCTTTAAATCATCCCATCGAAAGAATGCTTTATGATCATATGACCAATACCATCCTTTATATTTATGATCTTTCTTATCTGATTTATAAAATTTTAAACCGCCTCTAATCTCGACATTAGTCTCTCGGCTCTGTTCGTTACTTGTTTGTACCATCTAGAATCTCGGCCTTCTTTTGCCGCCTCCTTCCAGTCACCACTTTGCAGCGCTGCATTGTGGTTTTTAAACTTACTCAAGCGCGTGAGTCCCATGTTGAACATCATATTAGCAATTACTTGCTTCACTTCTTCTGGGTATCCATCCCATCCGTCGTGTAATTTTTTGCAGTCATCGATGACTGTTTGTACGTCTTTTTCAAAGCATTCGTCCACTCTCTCTTCCGATACAGGAGTTCCAACAGGTTGTCCACTTTCTGGATCAGAATCCAGCACCAAATGCCCGATACCAAAAGTAGGATAGCCAAGATGATCATTATAGATTTCATAAACTACTCCTTCGTCTACCTTTAGTGTTTCTTTTAGTTGTGTTATATTCATATCTTTATTCCTTAAGTGATGATACATTATAAATTTAATTCTTTTTCTTTTAACTCTTCAATAAGCGAACCAAAATTCGGATGAGATAAAGCTAATCTTATCCATTGTTTTGATGATAAAATCCATTCATCTGAATCTCTTTCAGCATTAGTAGAGATGTCTAATGGAATAGGTATCTCCAAACACCTAGAAGTTATGATAGTTTCACCAATTTGTTTTTTTATTCCTACTACTATTTTTGTAACATATCCGTCATTTGATCTAAACTCACCCATATCATTTACATCCATACCACAGTCAAAATCAGGACTCTGAATTGTTGCACCCGGGTTCTCGGGGACCGGAGAATTTTCAGGAGATTCTACACCCGATGAATAAGCTATGGTTAGATCCTGATCACTCATTGATTTGTTTCTCTATTAATTACTGAATCTACTAAATGACCGTTTGCATAGAAATTGTTATACTTGGTCTGAACAGCAAAGTTTTTATGTTCACCCTCAAATTTTTCAATAGAGGTAATCTCCTCTAAAGATCCATCGAGTTTCATCATTTTATCTCCTACTACTAATTGATCAACTTCTTGCTTATAATTCAATAAAGTTGCATTAGGATTGACAGAAGCTTTTCTTCCGCCTTCTAGATATACAGGGTGATCTTCTGTCATAACTAAATCGTTTACTTTATAATCAACATCTCTATCTACAATAATAAGATCAGTTACTTCTGTTAGTTCATCTTGTCCAGTTTCAAAATTATGTGAAACTACCATGTCACCTATTTTTATATCGTATATACTTCTCATATCATCTCCAGTTGCAATCAACATGCTATCATGAACACAACAGTAAGGGCAACCACCAGTGCTATAGTTTAAGGTATAATCAGTTTCTTGTTGTACTTTAAAAGTATGTGCTTTCCAATCTGGATATCCAGACTTTTTAAAATATAAATCAAATGTGTGATTAGTAACTGCAGTAGTGTATCCAAAGTCAGACAAAGATACCGAATCTTGTACTTTAAATGCTGTATAGGAGTATGGACTGACTGATGGAGTTAATAAGGTTTTTACAGAGCTATCCCAGTTAGACCCTGAAGTGTAGGGCTCTCCAGACCCAGCTGAATAAGTCGTTGATGTTTGCGAGTAGTTTGTGTTAGTAACTGTTGCACTTCTGGATGCATCAATATAATAACTATCTGGATATTGAGATGGAGTAAAGGTTGTTCCACATAATAGATACAGTGTTCCAGTTGTCATAGCTGTTCCATTATAAATACTTGTATAAACTATACCGGGATATGCTGTCACAGTCTCTTCTAAATACCAATATACACCATAATTACTGGATCCATATACACCAACTGTTCTTTGAACAATTTGAAATTCTGTTGTAGCGACCCCAAATGCGAAATATTCGGAATCGTATTGTACATCATAAAATACCCCTTCATAGGTATTTACTGTACCATAATCAAAATTTGATAGATATGGCATCTGAGAAGTATATCCAGCAAACTCACTCATACCATCCGGACTAGTTTTTCCAGCATCCGCTGAAACACCTCTTAATCCAACATTTGTATAAGCTGTTGTACTATAATAGTTCCCATCAGCAACTTCTCTTTTAATTCCTCTGAGGCTTATATTTGTAGTTGGTACAGTCATTATTTAATTATCCCTGAAATTAAATCCTCAAAGGCTTCTACTTTTTCTACCCTATTTGGCCAGTAGATATATTCCTTTTCGGGATTCTTCTTTAAGTTAGATAAAAGTGGTAAAATCGCATTATATAACTTATTTAATCTATCTTCCATCTCTGCACTGGTTGCAGATGCTGTAGTAGATTCAGCTGATAATTTCTGAACAGCTTCTAGTTCGTTTTCATCTACCGCGGTAAATCCAAAATCAAATGTTTCTAAATCTAAACTCATTCTTGTACCTCTATATGTTTATATTTATATTGTCTAGGAAGGGTCTTTGTTTTATCTTTTACCACTTTAGATCGAAACGGAGTATCCCTCTCGAAAAGGACACGGTGAAATCTCGTTTTGTAACGATTCGTCTTCTCCATATCTGCCCCTTTCTTCGTTGCCATCCCAATTCAATTCCGTCATTGATTTTTGTTTCATCTTTTGATTAAATATTTTATCCCAATTTTCATCAAACTGTTTTCTGTTTGAAATTGGTCTTTGCTTACTTCCCTTGCCCACGGTATGCTTTAAAACCTCTTTTCTTACTCTTATTCATGGTCGCCATAGATTTAGGCTTTCTCCCTTGAGAAGTCCCTTTCTTAATCGGATCATGTCTAGATATTGTAATTGCTTTTGCCATGTATCTATTTATACATCAAATAGACTTAGTATAGGAAACATTTTCGGAAGTACTTTCCATCATTTGGCAATTCACTCTAACAAATTCTATGTTAGGATATCTGGAATATATTGATTCATGTTCAGATATCCATATTGCTCTAGGTTGTGATCTTTCATAGCAGGGTGTTCCGTAATAAACATTATCATGTCCAACCCCATCAAATCCAGCCATGTAAATCTTATCGTATCCCTGTTCACATGCTATTAATAGCGCCATTGAGCCACTAGACAGTTCTGCATCTGGAATACTTTCTACTTTATCTTCTTTATCTAACCAGGTAACAATCAATGAGTTTGAATCGTCAATACCTCTCATAACAAAACGATCTGTTGGTTTGTTTTCTATTACTCTTGGTTTTGTAGTCTTACCCATTGAGAATGCAGAGTATAACGGATTATACCATTCTGCTTCTATTGGTGACCATTCAGAAAAATAACAAGGTTTTTCTTTTGCATATCCAGTACAATAGACTTCATGTTGCATTGCAATATCAACACAAACTAAACCATCAATATCTGTATCCCTATAAGCAGCATTGCATCCAAATACAAATAGATCTTTATGTCTATATTCTAATCCTTTTCGGGATACTCCATTTCCTAATATTAACGCCTGCATTCTAATATTTTGTGATCTATAAAGTGTTTTGTTGTTGAATATACCCACGGATCTCTGAGACATAAGTGCATTCCAGTGTCTCCAGTCCAGTCGTCAAAGAATTGGTCAAATCTATCACTGTATTCATTTGGGTATTTTTTAATAAGATCTCTTAGTTCATTTGCCCATTCTTGCCATTGATCATCTGATATAAATTGGGTAT